CACGGTCTACCAAGCAATTCAAAATATATGCCAATCTCTGACCGTATATCTCAGCTTGTAAACGACCACTAGCAGGCCATATCTCGGCCCGTATCTCAGTAGAAACATCGCTGTAAGTAGCTTTCTTGATACCCTCATCACTCGTCACTATGACAGCTTTACGAATCAGATATGTTAAGCGAAAATTGATTGAAGAGGTCAGCAAATGATAAATATTAAGCCCATCATTTACAAGAAATTGAAAGAGGTTGCGGACAATGTGACAGATACTTATCCGCAGGATTGGGAGAATTTCCCGGTTATCATCTACTTAGAAGAGGAAAACAAGCCTTACGAGATTACAGATGATACAGAACAGATGTCCTATTTGCGCTACAAGGTCGATATTTTCCACAATGATAGTACGTCAGAATTAGCAGTAGCGATTGATGCGATTTTTGCATCTCTCGGGCTAAAACGTACATCCAGCGTGGATACACCCGACCCAACGCACTTACGACACAAAGTCATGCGATTTGAGGGGATTTTAGATCTAAACTCCCGAATCGTTTACCAATACAGAATGGAAGGATAAAACATGTTAGCGAATGGAATTAAATTGAAAATGAGCGAGACCAAAGGGTCTAGCTATACAGTTATCGAGGGCTTGAAAGAAGTTCCAGAACTTGGTATTGACCCTGAGAAAGTTGAGAATACGACCCTTGCGGATACCATTAAGCAGTATGAATTTGGTATTGGTGACGCTGGTGAATTGGAATATAAATTCAAGTATGAGAATTCCAAAACAACTTCTAGTTATCGTACTTTGCGTAAACTGGCAGATGCCAAGGCTGTTCGTCACTTTGAACAAGAATACCCAGATGGTACGAAGGTGCATTTCTCGGCTCAAATCGCAGTCAAATTGGGCGGTGGAGGCGTGAATTCTGCAATCGAATTTACATTGAAATTGGCTCTACAGTCAGATTTAGAATTCACTGATCCAGTAGCACTTTAAGGAGGTATAAATGTCAACACGTAAACCATATATCACTTGGACCGTCAAGGGAACAGACTATAAATTGCGTCTTAGCACTCGCCAAGCCTGTGAAGTTGAAGAAAAATTGGGCGTTAATTTGCTCAAAATCTTTATGCCACAACCAGGCGAACAGTTCAATCTACCGCCTTTGAAGGTCATGTTGTTGGTTGTTCAAGGTGCTTTGCAGAAGTTCCATCATGGTATCAAATTGGATGATGTCTATGACTTGTTCGATGATTACATTGATGAAGGCTACGGACAAACTGAATTGATGTCCGATATCATCGTACCATTGTTTGAAGTATCGGGTTTTATTCCTCGGAACAAGGAGAAGGAAGAACCGACGTTGACAGTAGTCGAGTAGGTTCTGGTCCTTGTTCGGTCGCAGAATTGATTAACGGGTTTTATCCAACAGCATTAGATGCAGGGGTAGACCCGTTTTCTTTTTGGGAATACACTCTTTTGGAATTGAAAGAGTTGGTCGAGAGTTACAACAGGCAACAATTCCAGAGACAGAAAGAAATTGCTTCGCATAACTTTGTTCAATCGCAAATGATAGCTCGTTTTGTTTCCATGATGTTCCAGGAAAAAGGTGAAGCACCGGACATTTGGGACTTCTACCCTACTTTGTTCGAAGAGGATAGGCGACAGATAGAACAAGCTCGAATTGAGAGAGATTTGATAATTCATCGCGAACGGATGAGGGCTTTTGCTGAAAGAATGAGAGGAAGATTCAAAACTTCCGAATAAGATAACATGGAAAGGAGGGGAACTATGGCTACAACCTTAGAAGAGTTGAGAGTTATTGTCGAAGGCGAGATTGCTCCATTTCAAAAAAAGATGAAGCAATTGGAATCTCAGATGAAGCAAACTCAAAACAAAATTGAAAACAAGACAAAAGGTCTTAGAGAGCGTGTAGGTCAACAAGCTGGTGGTATGGCGGCTGCTTTGGGCAAACTTGCTAAGATTACTGCGTTAGCTTACCTAGGCAAGAAAATGTTAGACCTCGGCATGTATTCTACGCAGATGGCTCTTGAAGTGAGTGCTTCAGTCAATCAAATCAAACGGCAGATGGGCGAAAGTTCCCAAGCGTTTTTAAAGTGGATTGATAACAATGCCAACGCAATGAATATGAGTGTTGGAGAAGCTACCAAGTACGGAGCTGTCTATTCCAATCTATTTTCCAACTTTATCAAAGATTCCGACAAACTGAGCGCTTATACAGGCAAGATGTTACAGACATCTGCTGTTATTGCGCAAGGTAGCGGACGGACCATGACAGATGTTATGGAACGTATCCGATCAGGCTTGCTAGGGAACACCGAAGCGATTGAAGACCTTGGAATCAACGTCAATGTCGCCATGATTGAGTCCACAAATGCCTTTAAGCGATTTGCGAACGGGCAATCTTGGCAACAGTTAGACTACAATACCCAGCAACAAATTCGCTTGATGGCTATTTTGGAGCAAGCGACAGCCAAGTACGGCAATACCTTGCAACAGTCTGTAAACGGGCGTATTAGCTTGTTCAAATCGCTTTTGAGCGATGCGGCGCTAAATATTGGTAATGCTATGTTACCGATTATTAATGCCATGATGCCTGTGCTAAATTCTTTTGCGATGGTACTCAAAAATGTCACTGCTAAACTTGCTGAGTTTATCGGTTTGATGTTTAACAAAAAAGCCAACGTGAAGAATAGCGCAATCGGAAATCTTGCTCAGGGTGCACAAAACGCAAATGACGCAGTAGGCGGTCTAGGCGATGCCATGGACGGTGTAGATGACGCGTCCGGTGGGACTGCAGACAATCTAGATGATACTGCCAAATCAGCTAAGAAAGCTGCTAAAGAACTTCTGGGCTTAGCAGGATTCGATGAAATCACTACCCTAAATTTGAACAAAGACGACTCAGACGGAGCTGGTAGCGGTTCCGGCGGAGGGAAGGGCGGCAAAAATGGCAAGGGAGGGAGTTCTGGGAACGGAACTGACATCTTACCTGAAATAGAATTGACTGATATGGACAACCAGTTTAAGTCCATATTTGACGGATGGGATAAAACCCTACAACCTCTTTTTGATTACCTCTCAAAATTAAAAGACCTGTTTAAAGACGGCTTTAATATGTCGTTTAGAGCTGACAGCTTGGACCGTTTTAAAAACGCTTTGGTTGGTATCTGGCAATCTCTAAAAGACATCTTTGCAGACGGAACTGTCTTGCAAGCAGCAGCAAGGTTTGGCGAGAAATTATCCTACGCTCTGGGACAAGGAACGGGAGCTGTCGCAAATGTCGTGATGGGCATTGCAGTCTTTATTGCCGAAAGTCTAGATAAATCCTTAAAAGAAACTAAGCTCGATATAAAGAATTGGCTAATTAGACAATTTGAGATAAAAGGCGACACTATCACTAGTATCGGAAATTTAGCTCAGGCTATTGGTCAAATTTTTTACGATACAATCACAAGCGTAGCAGCGACCGATATCGGTTCTGCCATTATCTCCTCACTAATCTATATCCGGATGGGGATAGATGATATAACCGGAAAGATTGAACGAGATTTTTGGGCGTTTTGGGAGCGTCTAGCCGTAGATAATCAAGCAGGTATTACAACGGCATTTATCGGCTTATTATCAGCTGTAGAACCTATCTTCGCGTCTATCAAGGACTTGTTCAAGAATACCTTTATCAGCTTAAATGCAACCTATGATGAACACTTAAAGCCGTTCTTTGATTCGTTCATTGAGGGCTTCAGTTCTATCTTTGGCACTCTGATAGACAGTTGGAACAATGATGTTCAACCAGTATTAGATAGCATCGGACAATTGTTCTCTGATATGTTTGATAACCATATTCAGCCTTTTGTTGATAATTTCCTATACGCATTCGGTCAAGTAGTAGATTTATTGAAAGTTGTATGGGAAGAGGGGTTTTTGCCACTCTTTGATTGGATTGCAGCGAACATACTACCAGTACTTGTTCCAATATTCCAAACACTTGCAGAATGGTTCGTGCAAGCGTGGAATGTTGTTTTCGATGTTTTAGGAGCTGTTTTAAAAATCCTAGGCGGTATCATCGAGTTTCTGGTCGGTGTATTTACAGGCGACTGGGAAAAGGCTTGGGACGGCATTGTTCAAGTAGCAAAAGGAATGTGGGATTTACTGTCGTCTATTTTCATGTTCGTTTGGAACGTCATTCTATCATTCTTAAAAGGTGTCTGGAATACCATTGTTGCAATATTACAGGCTGGATGGGATGCTATTGTCCGCATCTTCCAAGGTTTAGGTAAATGGTTTGGTGACCGCTGGAAAGATGTTGAGAATATATTTTCCAACGTAGGTAGATGGTTTGGACAGAAGTTTTCTGAGGCATGGAATGGTATTACAAATGCTTTCAGCAATGTTGTAGGATTTTTCCGTGGCATTTATGATAACATCGTCAGTTGGTTTAGCAACATTGGTGGCGCTGTAGCAACTGCTGTTTCTGGTGCATTTCGTTATGCGATGAATGGTGTGTTTGCCACTATTGAGAACGCTGTAAATGGCTTTATCGGTATGATTAACGGTGTTATTGGTTTAATCAATAACATTCCAGGCGTTAGCCTAGGTAGCATTGGCTACGTCAACCTTCCTCGTCTTGCCCGTGGTGGTATTGTGGACAGCCCTACCGTTGCCATGATTGGGGAGGCTGGTAAAGAGGTAGTTATGCCGTTGGAAAATACAGGCTTCCTGCAAACAATGGGACGAGTTGTCGGCGGTGCAGTTGTTAATGCTTTGGGCGGAGGTCTACCGCAATCGTCTGGATTGCCAAGTGGTGACATCGTCATCAATATCGGCAGCCGAGAATTCGGACGCTTTGCGATTGATGAGATTAACAAAGCACAGGCGCAAGCTGGCGAACTGTTATTAAACATTTAGGAGGGAAACATGAGTCGATTGATTATCAATGGAGTTACAGTAGTACCTCCTAAATCTTTTCAAGTCGCTATCAATGATGTAGATGGCGAGACAGGTCGAAATGCTAACGGAGACATGGTCAGGGATAGGATTACAACCAAGCGCAAATTGGAATGTGATTGGGGGATGTTGACACAGGCTGAGATGGCTCAGATACAGAATGCTGTTCAGCCTGTTTTCTTTGAAGTATCCTATCCGGACCCTATCTTAGGGCAGACCTCTAAAACATTCTATGTTGGTGACAGAACAGCACCAGCATATTCATTTGATGAAAAACTCAAACCATGGAGCGGTTTAAAATTTAGTTTAATAGAGAGGTAAGGTGGTTCACACGGTAACATTTAACCAAGCTATGTTAGCTAAAGATAGGGTGTTTGCTATTCGTGCAGGCGCCTATACTTCTAGCGACATCAAAGAAGCTAGTTTCAATTATGGATATATCAGCGGCGATACTTTAAAACCTGGCGGAACAGTTGCTGGTTCGGCTAAATTGACCTTTACATCTATCATCACTAGCTTTAACAAATTGGATAAAGTTTATCCAGAGATAGGACTAAAAGTTGGCGATTCCTTCGAGTGGGTTGCAATGGGTGAGTATTTTGTCAACGATATTAACATCGACCGCAACAGGAATACCACAGAATTAGATCTGATGGATGGGATGTTCAAGCTCAATCAACCTTATATTTCTGACCTGACTTACCCGGCACAGATTAGAGATGTCATTCGCGAAATTTGTGTAAAGACAGGAGTAGAGTTAGAAACAGATGATTTAGGTTTCCGAGCGATTCAGCATCATATCCAATCAAAAGCGGATAAAAAGGACATTACTTTTAGAGAAGTACTAAGTCAAGCGATTCAATTGCTTGGCTTTTCTGCTTTTTTTAACAGAAAAGGCAAATTGGAAATTCGTGGGTTGACTGAATCAAATATCACAATTACTGCTGATAATTATTTTTTGCACGGCCTGACTAAAAGCGAACTTATGTACCAGATTGCAGGTATCACTTGCAAGAAAGACAAAGAGACGTTAACAGTTGGATTGCGAACTGGTCGCTCTTTAGAGCTAGAAAATAGCTTCATGATACAGAATATCTTAGACGATTTGTATTATGATTTGAAAGAAATCAAGTATTATCCATTTTCTCTTGATTGGCAAGGACACCTAAAACTGGATGTCGGGCAATGGATTACGTTAAAAACAAACAAAAACGAGACTTTTAAAGTCCCTGTACTGAGTCAATCTTTTAATTTCAAGGGCGGTCTAAAATCCAAAATTAGTGCAGACAGCAAAGCTGGTAATGATACTCAGTATTCTTATAAGGGATTTTTAGGCAAGCGCATCGAGCAAATGTCTACTGAGATCGAAGCAGAGGTTCAACAGCAACTGGAATATAAGGATAAGGAATTCGATGAAAAAATTAACAAAGCCAAATCCGAAATCAATGACGGTATCGAGCAAGCCCAAGCTGAGGCTGAGCGGTATGCTGACGCTATTAAACAGGAAATTGATACTGAAATCGCCCAAGTCAACCAATCCATGCAATCCCAGGAACAGGAACACGACAGAGAGGTTGCGAACATCCTGTCTAAAACCCAGTCTGTCGAGTCGCTTGCCAACCAGGCCAAGGCAGATGCGGCAAACGCCATCGCTAGAGCTAACCAGGTCAAGACCGAAGCTATCGCAGATGCAAGAGCGCAGGTTGCGACCGTTAATCAAGCGTTAAATACTGCTAAGACTGATTTGCAAAATCAAGTTAACGCGATTGATGCTAAGGCTGTGCAAGCACAACGAGATATCACACAAGCTAAGTATGATTTACAAAGTCAGGCCTCACAGCTTATCGCACAAGCGACTAAACAAGTTGAGTTGACCAAGCTTACCACCGAAACGAAAAAGCTTGCAGATGGCACGCTAACGAGCTTAAACGAGCTGACTAAAACTGTCGACAAAACGACTGGCGACCTTACGAGCGTGACCAATCGTACTAAAGTCGTTGAGGATAGTCTAGCTGGTGTTAAAACTAATTACACTCAACTCAATCAGACGGTAAATGCCCAGACTGGTCAAATTGATAGTATCAATCGTAAGACTGCTGATTTACAAAGTGGTATTGATGGCGTTACAGAGCGGTTTAAGAGTTTAAAAATTGGTAGTCGTAACTATTTTAAAAACTCAAAATCTCGTAAATACTACATTACTAGTTTAACAACTCAAGATGTGAGGACTTATATTGATGAGGAGTTTTGGCAAAATGATACACGATTTGTCAAAGATTATGTAAGGGTGTCTTTTGATATAGCGTTTAATCCAGCCTTACAATCAGACTTTACAACAACTGTCCATTTTTCGGCAACTCCGTGGTATGGAGCAGGTATCACGTTTAAAGGTGGCACAACTGCGTTACAACATTTTGACTTAAAGTTTAATTTGAGCGACGCAACAAAAGCTTATAAGACAGACAATGTATTCATCCGTCTCACAAATACAATCCCCCTCAATACCGCTGTAAGTCTCGAAAATTTTAATCTATATTTATCCGCAGTAATCGAGGATTACTCTCAAAGCAACGCTGATTTTGAGTCCAAAATCGCCGAGTACAAGCGGACTGCCGACCAAAACTACGCTGGCTTACAATCAACCGTTAGCACGTTAGATGGTAAGGTCACTCAGAATAAGACCGAAGCCAATCAGACAGCTACGCAGTTATCTAACAGATTAACAAGCCTTGAAACATACAAGGACGGCGAATCAACTCGCGCTCAGTCGTATTTTGAGGCATCAAAGACAGAGACGGCCAAACAGTTAACAGCCGAGCGTACTGCAATTGCTACTAATTATGTGGCTAAGTCAACATACACAGAGGATGTCCGTGGAACGACCCAAAAACTTAACGAGATTAAGTCAACCGCTGACACTGCAAAGCAAAATTTAGCAACGTATCAAAACACGGTTGACCGTAAGTTGGAAGAACTGACATCAAGTACTCAAACGCTTGACGGTAAAATCAATACAGCGAGCGCAAAGGTTGATACTGTAGCCGGTCAGATACGGACTGAGATTGGCACTGTTGAGGCGAAGATTCCGACTGAGGCAGGCGGAAGAAATTACATTTTGAAATCTCAAGCCGAAATCAGTAGCACAGGTAGGTGGGTAAGCAAACCATTTAATTTGTCGAGTGACTTACTATCTAATTTGTCGAAAATCAAAACTGTCACAATATCTTGTGATGTCGAGGGTATCAATGTTTCCGCTTTAAATTCACGAAAAAGGTATGGTTTAGCTTGTTCAGTTGAGATAAACGGTGTAGTGAATTATTGGGAAGTTTGGCAAACGCAAGATACCACGAAGAAGCGAATTAGCCAGACGTTTACTGTTCCTGAAGGGAAAGTAATTACCAAATTTCACTCGCCGACATTATGGATACAGGCAGCCGGAGATATAAAAGTTTCCAATCCCAAAATCGAGTTTGGAAGGGTACCTACAGATCACACATTGGCGCCTGAAGATTTTGCCAATGAATTATCATCAGTCAAAACCACAATCACTCAGACTGCATCCGGTGTAGAGCAGTTATCAACTAGCTTAGCTACGACTGATAACAAAGTCACGACTGCTGAGGCTAAAATCCGACAGTTAATTAGCGATGTGTCAAGCAAAGTATCGCAAACGGACTACAATACGCTGACCGGCCGTGTGGATGATGCTGAAACAGCTATTACTCAAAATGCGACCGAGATTAGCAAGCGATTGACAAAGACGCAAGTTGATAAAGCAATCACAGATAAAGGGTTTCAGACTGCATCGCAAGTAGACACTGCAATCGCTGGTAAAGGTTACCAGACCAAGTCTGATGTTGACAACAACATCACAGGTCGTGGATACATTACTAGTAGTGCTCTGCAACCTTATGCGCTATCTACGACCGTACAAAATCTTGTGAAAGAGACAGCTGGTAGCTTTGAGCGTCAGATTACAGAAACAAGAGGTCTGATACCTAGCAACGCTGGAACCCGAAATCTACTAAAAGGGACAAAAGATTTAAGCGGTAATGATGCTAAAAGCTTTAACACATCAGATAAATACCTTGATTTTAACATCGCACGCTCGAGACCTACAACTGGATATTCTGACACGTTTAGCGCGTATACGACAATACCCGTAACGGCAAATGATTATATCATTAGCTTTTACGCTAAATCTGATGTTGATGGCGCAACGCTTTATTGCCATTTTTACAATCCAAACACGACTACAAAAGCCGAATCAAGCACAGGTTATAAAAGTGGTAGTTCGGACGGATTAGCGCGGGTACAGGTAACAACTGAGTGGCAACGTTACTGGGTCAAGTGGTCTCAAAGCAAAACTGACACAGTAAAAAAAGTGATTATTGGTCGAAACAATAGCGCAGACGGTATCAAAATCATAGAAGTTGCTGGTGTCGCGTTGTACGAAGGTGCATTAAATAAAGGCCATTTTGATGCGCCAGAAGACCTCGCCACCGTCACAGCTCTTCACAACGTTAACGACACAGTCGACAGTCACACTCGTACCATCGGCGCTGTCGGTACGACAGGAAGTATTTTGGATAATGTCAGCAAGGTTACGCAGACTGCAGCAGGCTTGGTCCAGGAGGTGTCTGGTACTAACGGGCTTAAGACCCAGGTCAGCACACTTGCAGGGTCTTATGCGATCAAAAGCCTGACAAAGGCTGGCGATGTGTTGGGCCAGATTAATCTAAACAGAGATGGCTCTATTAAGCTTGACGGCAGTCTCGTACAGATTACCGGCAAGACATATATCCAAGATGGTGTAATCAGCGCTGCTAAAATTGGCGATTTGGATGCTGGTAAAATCAAGACTGGTACGCTGGATGCTGCACGGATCAAAGCTAATTCCATCGACGGTAGTAAGCTTGTATTCGACCAAGCTTTTGTCAACAAGATGACAGCAAACGAAGCCTTGTTTAAGCAGTTGTTTGCTCAAAGTGCATTTATCACAAGCGTCCAGGCAGTGGCTGTGTCAGCTAAGCAGATTGTTGGTGGTATTGCTAAGGCTCTCAACGGTGGTATGGATGTCAATTTCGACGAAAGTAAAATCAACTTTTACACAAACGTAGCTGCAATAAGACGTATCTATACTGGACACCCTACTCAATTTATAAAATTCGAAACTGAAGGGAATTACTCACGAACAATCATCGGGAGCAACCGAAACGGAGGAGAAGTTTTCAATTCGGCAACATTTGCAGGGATTGTTGTAGAAAACACAAACAACATAAACACAGAAGATAATGTGCGGATTTATGGAGATAACACGCTATTAAGACATGCACAAGGCGATGTCGGTTGGAATATCAATTCTGTCACTCAACGTATAGTCCCAGCTAACATGAACGCAGAGTCCGAAATTTGGTCTAAGCACTTTGTGGCTCCGGATAAAAATTCAAAGCCTGTCCGATTGGATACAGCAGTGGCAGCATTATGGGACATTTGGAATCACATCATCTACAACAATTTTGAGTTCAACGCAGCGCTTCGCACACACATAAAAGCTAGACGGGACAACTGGAAATTTGAATTAAATTTATAGGAGGAATCATGAATCAAGAACAAATCACTCAAGCGCTACGCTTGACTAATAACGACCTCGTGACAAAACTGTCAGAGGAGATGACGACGAAAAACTTGCTCGCTGTGCAACTAACTGAGGCACAGCAGACCATCGCTAATCTGCGGGCAGAAATTACTGACTTAACTCAGCAACTGGATGAAGCTACTAAACCAGAGGAAATCATTGACCAAGAAGAAGGAGAATAATCATGACAGAAACTACTAACAACACATTGCTTAATTTGGAAGAAACAACACAACCATTTGACCTTGCGACTGCATTGCAGTATATGAAGGAAAACGGGGAATTCATTCGCTGCAAGAATGCGACAAATGATTTTTATATGTACCGTGATGTGCAAAAACGTCCTGCAATTGTGAATGGTCGTCGCAAATTTGTGGATGTGGAAACTATCTGGGCCTTTAATCAGTGGGGCGGTACCGCTGCGACAATTAATATTGCTGACATGCTCAACGAAGAGTATTGGATCATGAAATTTGATGAAAACGGAAATCCAGATTGGACAGACCCAACAGCAGGAGCGGAGGCGTAGCCTATGCCAATCGAACACGCAGAAAGAATAGCCCAAAGTCAAGTTGCTTGGGCTATTTTGTTTATTTTATTATTCGGATTCGTCATCCGTTATCTGATTAAGACGTCAGACAAGCGAGAAGCTAAGCTCATGGATTTCCATGAGCAGGCCAAGGAAGAAAGTAACAAGCGGGAGGACCGCTTGATGAATCATCTTGAAAAGACTACCGCAGAAATGGGAGCCATGGCTCGTGAAATCGGTGGCTTAAAAGGTGAAGTGTCATTAATGAGTGACCGTATTGAAAAAATCGAAAAAGGAGAATAAGTATGAATCAACTTACAGAAATTATTATAGGGTCTGCTACTGGTATATTAGCTATCGTTGCTGGTATGATTGTCCATGAGGTCAAAAAGTATCTGATTGCCAAGGGTGGTAAGCGAGCGGTCGAAATTACAGAGATTCTGGCACGGAACGCTGTTAATGCAGTTGAACAAATCGCCAAGCTAGACCAGGACAAGCATGTAGACAAGCTAGACATGGCTAAACGTCGCGTAACAGGTCAGCTTGCTAAATACAACATCTATATGACTGATACACAGTTAGAGACCTTTATCGAGAGCGCAGTCAAGCAGATGAATGATGCGTGGAAAGGAGAAGCCTATGACAACAGTAAATGAAGCATTAAATAATGTAAGAGCTCAGGTTGGGTCCGGTGTGTCTGTTGGCAATGGTGAATGCTATGCTTTGGCCAGTTGGTATGAGCGCATGATTAGCCCGGATGCAACAGTCGGCCTTGGGGCTGGTGTTGGTTGGGTCAGTGGTGCCACTGGTGATACGATTTCAGCCAAGAATATTGGCTCATCATATAACTGGCAAGCTAACGGCTGGACCGTATCCACATCTGGGCCATTTCAAGCAGGTCAGATTGTGACATTAGGTGCAACATCAGGCAACCCCTATGGGCATGTGGTGATTGTAGAAGCGGTGGATGGTGACCGATTGACCATTCTGGAGCAAAACTACGGTGGCAAGCGGTACCCTGTCCGCAACTACTACAGCGCTGCAAGCTATCGTCAACAGGTCGTGCATTACATCACACCGCCTGGCACGGTCGCACAGTCAGCACCCAACCTTGCAGGCTCTCGTTCCTATCGCGAGACGGGCACTATGACTGTCACGGTCGATGCTCTCAATGTTCGCAGGGCGCCAAATACTTCAGGCGAGATTGTAGCAGTATACAAGCGTGGTGAATCATTTGACTATGATACTGTCATCATCGATGTCAATGGCTATGTCTGGGTGTCTTACATAGGCGGCAGCGGCAAACGTAACTACGTTGCGACGGGCGCTACCAAAGACGGTAAGCGTTTCGGCAATGCTTGGGGTACATTTAAATAAAGTTTCAGCCCAGCATTTGCTGGGGATTATGATTTGTGAAAAGGAATGTGGTATAATAAAAATCATGAAATACAATGTAAAAATCAGTCAAAAAATCAAGGAAATAGTAGGGTTAGAAACTTCTGCAACCGATATCC